TGGCTCTAATGGTTTCTTTTTAAAGTTTGAAAATGCTGGTGTATTAGGCACAGATTCATCAGGTAACAGCAATACATTTACAGTAAATGGAGATTTAAAACAATCTATATCAACACCTAGTAATTTATTTGCAAAATTTAATTATTTACACAATGGTATTGGTCAACAAAATATTATAAGCAAAGCTGGTACACAAATAGACCATGCTACCGATACTTATACTGGAAAAATAACTGCAGCAACATTAGGTATGAACAAAGGTAAATGGTATTGGGAAACTAAATACTCTACTACAGGTGGCTACTTATCTGTTGGTTTTGCTAGAAATGGTTGCGATGATTTAACACAGAACATGAGGGGTAATCATCAGCTTGGTGATGATTCTGATGGTAATGGAAACTCATGGGCTTTCCGAGCTGGTAATTCAGCAGGACAAATAGTTAAAATATTAAGACACAATAATTCTGATGCTGTTGCAGACATGGGAGTTACTCCAGCAGTCAATGACATCATACAATGTTGGTTAGATTTAGATAATGGAAAAGCATGGTGGGGAATCAATGGTACTGTTATGGATAGTGGTAGTGGCGTAGGTGTTCCTAACACAGGAGCAAACCCACACTTTACTTTTACTGTAGGAGATGAGTTTTATATACCAGCAGTATCTTTATATGGCTTTAATGGTGCAGTTCAATGTCAAGTAAACTTTGGTGAGGGCAGATTTGGAACAACAGCAGTATCATCAGGAGTCGCAGACACTGGTGGTAATGGAACATTTGAATATGACCCTCTAGGATTTTATTCAATATGTACAAAGAACATTAAGGACTACGGATAGGAGATAACATGGCATATATTACATTTCAACCACACGACCACTTTTCAGTACCTACATGGGACGGAAGTGATAGCACAAAAACAATTACTGGTATGCAATTTAAACCTGATACTCTTTGGATTAAAAGATATAATGGTAATGGACACCCAGTATTTAATAATTCAACACAAGGCACAGCTATAAATTGGTTGCCAAGTGGACAAAATACTGCTGATACAACAACTTATGTAGCTAGTTATACTTCAGATGGATTTACTTTAACTGGTAATATAGAAAATACAAATAATGATGGCGATGATTATGTTGCTGCTTGTTGGAAAGCAAATGGTGGGACAACCAGCTCAAATACTGATGGTTCTATAACATCGACAGTACAAGCTAATACAACTTCAGGATTTTCTGTTGTTACTTATACAGGAACAGGTCTTGGTGCAACAGTAGGACATGGTTTAGGTACAGCTCCTAAAATGATTATAACCAAAAGTATGGACACAGCAGATTTTGGTGGAGTAGGTAACGGAAGTATACTTTATTACACTGACCCTTGGACAGACGGCATTGAAATGGCATGGAACGGCTCTACTTGGGCAGATAAAGATACATTTTGGAATGACACAGCACCTACAAGTACAGTTTTTTCAGTTAAAAGTGCCAATCAAACAAATAAAAGTGGTGATGATTATGTTGCTTATTGCTTTGCAGAGAAAAATGGATTTAGTAAAATGGGATTTTACAAAGGTAATGGTAATGTTAATGGCTCATATATTTACTGTGGGTTTAGACCTAAATGGATATTGGTTAAGAAAATTGATGGGGCAGAAAACTGGTTTACAAAACAGACAGGTCTAACTGGGTTTGGCATAGGTGGTACATTAACAAGAACAGTTAAATATGATGATAACACTTCATCAACAAACTGTTATTTTAATGTTACAGCAACTGGATTTAGACCAACAACTATAGATGGTAAAGCAAATGGTGATGGTAATATATATATTTATATGGCATTTGCAGACCACTCAATAGTCGGAAGTAACGGAACAATAGCATTAGCTATATAGGAGAAACAAATGGGATTAGAAACAGGAACATATATATCGGACTTAAATAGCTCAAACCCAGTAGCTGGAGACCCAGTTAATGAGGGTGATGACCATATAAGACTAGTAAAATCTACAGTCAAAGCAACCTTTCCAAGTATTACTGGAGCAGTTACTTCAACGCATACAGAACTAAACTTACTAGATGGTGTTACAGCAAATACAACAGAATTAAATTATGTAGATGTAGCTTCTATCGGCACAGTAGAAGCGTCTAAAGCAGTAACAGTTGATGCTAGTAAAGATTCTACAGGCATGAGAAATTTAACAATTACCGGTGCGTTATCAGCAGATTCAGGCACAATAGGTGGTAGTGAAATAGCCACGATAGCGAGTATATACCCCGTTGGCTCTATTTACATTAATGCTGCTGTTGCTACAAATCCTGCAACATTATTGGGTTTTGGAACTTGGACAGCATTTGGAGCAGGTCGTGTAATGGTTGGTTTAGATGCAACAGACAGCGATTTTGATACAGCACAAGAAACTGGTGGTGCTAAAACACATACATTAACTATAGATGAAATTCCAGCTCATACACATACCTCTACATTGAGAGGTAATGGCGAAAATGAAGAAGTTGATTTTCCATCAGCAGGTGATAGCACTAATCCCGGCAGAACAATGACAACAGATGCAACAGGTGGTGGCTCAGCACATAATAATGTACAACCATACGTAGTTGTATATATGTGGAGAAGAACTGCGTAATGGCAATTTATCAAGTATTAGGTTCTAAAGGAATGGTAAAGGACATAAATCCTACAGCGTTACCTCCTGAATTTTTTTCACATACAGAAAATACTAGGTTTGAAGATGGTGCTGCAAAAAAAATATTAGGACATGACAGTGTATTTACTGCACCAGAAGTTGCACCATATTTTTTAATAAATCTTACTGGTACAAACAATTATTGGTTTTACGCAGGGACAGCAAAAATATATAGAACAGACGGGAGTACTAATACAGACGTTACAAGAACATCAGGTGGAGATTATTCTACTAATTTAACAACAGTAGGCAACTGGGTAGGTTCTATTTTTAACGGATTACCATTGTTGTGTAACGGAGTAGATGACCCACAAATATATGATACTGGAACTACTAAATTTATAGATTTAACTAATTGGCCGTCAGACACTACTTGCAAGTCTATTAGACCCTATGGAAATTATTTAATAGCATTAAATATGACTGAATCAGGAACTAATTTGCCTAATAAAGTAAGATGGTCAGATGCTTCAACTACAATACCCAGTACATGGGTAGCAGGAGCAACAAATGACGCTGGTACTAATACAATAGGCGATGAAGGAGATTTTATTGTAGACGGATTTCCTTTAAACAAATCATTTATAATATACAAAGAACAATCTACATGGTTAATGAATTATATAGGTGGAAACTTAGTATTTAGTTTCCAAAAGTTGTTTAACGACACAGGTATTCTTTCTCGTAATTGTGCTTGTGAATACAACGGAAAACATTTTGTAGTAACAAACGGAGACTTAATAGTACATAATGGAGTATCTAAACAATCTGTTGCTTCTAATGTTGTTAAAAGAACGCTTTTTGCAGACTTAGATGGAACAAATTATGCTAATACATTTGTAGCTCATAATAAACAAAAAAATGAAATATGGGTATGCTATCCTTCTGTTGGTTCAACAAATTGCAATAAAGCATTGATTTTTAACTATAATATTAATTCATTTAGCTTTAGAGATTTGCCTAATATTTTACATATTGCAACAGGAACAGTTAATCCGGGACAATCAGGTGTTCCTGTATGGTCAGGACAAAGTGCAACTTGGGTATCTTACAATACTACAGAAAACTGGGGACAAAGAATTTATAATCCTACAGAAGTAAGTATTTTAATGGCAGGTACAGCAGATACAAAATTTTATAGAGGAGATAATGGGTTTGATTTTGCAGGTAACAACTTTACTATGTTGTTAGAAAGAAAAGGATTAACTCTTGATGGTAACACTAATACAGTAAAACAAGTAAGAAAAGTTACTCCTAAATTTGCTGGTACAGGTTCTGCTGAAATATTTATAGGTAGCTCAATGAGTCCAAATGGAACATATACCTACAAGACACAACAATCTATAAATCCTAATACTCAAAAC